CTCGTGGATCTGGATCACCAGATACATATGTTGGCAACACAATTATTGCTATGTTATTTATTTTGGCACATATTAAAACATTAATGAAAGCGAACAAATTCGGTTATCACTGCGGGATAACTGTCCAATTATCAGGAGACGATGTATTGATTTCAGCCCCACGCTATATTGCAAATATTATTGCAAATAGTTTAACAGCTTTTTCTATATCAGCTGGTCATGTAATCAAAGAACTCATGGTTACATCAGATCTTAGGAATGTTACTTACTTACAAGGATGCTATGTCAGAGATGGCAGTGGACATTATGTTCACGCAGCAAAACTGCAACGAGTGATGGTCAAAACACCATTGACTGAACATAGTAATTATTCAAATAAAGATCTCGCAATATTGGCCGTCGAAAAGCTTAATGGCATGCAGGATTCATTACGTTGGGCACCCGAAATTGGAGAAGCACTCAATTTACGAATAAAGCAATTAGAAGAAAAATTCTCATTAAAACAACAACAAAAGTATAACATTGAAAAGAAGGCGATTAGATATGAAGATGGATTCGTGGCATCCAAAGAGGGTCTTATTGAATATTTAGCAAACTTTGATTTAAATTACAGAAATTATACATCATTTGTTTCATATTTACATAAAGTTATTAAAGAAAAACGTACTCTAAGGCTCCAACATTCCTTTATGGATGCCCTAATGAATATAAACCTACAAAGGAACGATGTCACTATTATCCAAAGCAAGAGCGGCAGCGACATCAGTGGTTGGACAATCCAAGCCAAAGGAAAGACCAACAACAACACAAACAGCTCAAAAAGTCAAAGAAAACAAACAAAGAAATGCAAGAAGACGTTCACAACAACCAGTAAATCGTCAAGAAATCGAAAGGATGAAGAAACAATTGGACGCATTAAGCAAACAGACGTTCTTCATCATAACAATGTTAAGGCATCACGGTCTTGTAAATCAACCACCTCGAAAGGGAATGCCAAACCGACAAAAGGTCCGATGGGCGGTTTTACCACAGCTCAGACAGATCCGTCAAATTCTAACGGAGTGTTGCAAGGAATCTACAACCATGAAACGCTTCTTAGAAAACGAAGTATTACCCTTACTTGACAAGAACGATTAATCACATTTCCACCAAGAAAAAATACTTGTAAACAATTCGGGCTGAGAGAGAGGCTGCGATTCAGTTCTTCTCGCGGAAGCGTCTCTTTGGGG